GGACTATATTAAATGAATAAAATTGAGAATTTTAAAATCTATCAACGCCGTATGTTTGAACCTGGTAGTAAAGATGATATGCAAGTGGCTGGAAAGTTTTTCCATAGTAATAAATGGGAAGATGGTTGCCCATTTTTCTTAGAGTGGCCATATTTGGATATTCCATCTATGTTAAAAGATAGAATTACAAAATATACTTTAAAAGGATTATGATGGATTGGCTAATGTATTCTGGTTGTAATATTACTTTGAAATTAAATCCGTTACATTGGAGAATTTCATTTGCATACAATAAAACAAATGATGTATGGGATCAAGATGCTCTGGTAATTGAACTTTTACCTATCTCAATTCGTTTGTGGTTTGATAATGGTGAATGGTAATGATTCCTCGTAAATTAATAAACCAGTTAGATAAAGATAATCTAATACTACATTTCACCAAAGATATTGTTGGTGAGGATAGACGATTGAGATTTGGCCATTCAATAATTGACGATGGCGTAATTTCTTATCTTGAAGGATCCTTTAAGGATTTTGGATGTAATAATATGTGGTTCATTGTTGATATTGATACACCAAACCAATTCAATAGGCGTGTAGTAGCAACTTGCCATATTGCTTATGATGATAAAACCAATTCAGCTGAAATGGGTTGCACGGTAAGTCCAGATTTCCGTGGCGAAAAGATAGGCCAAGAATTGTTCAATCGTGGAATTACTTGGGCTCGTATGCGTGGTGCTGAAACTATTTTTATGCATTGTTTGTCTGAGAATAAAACTATTCAGCATATCGCCAAGAAAAATGGTATGACTGTTGTTACAATCGATCCTTCCGAAAAAGAATCTACAATCAGAGTTAATAAAATTCCTTTGGTTGCTGGTTTTGAAGATACTGTGATGGAACAAATGGCAATTTATGATATGTCAGTAAGAAATCAAAAATGGTTTTTCGCCACCTTTTTGAAATTAATTATGCGTTATGATGGGTTACCAAAGTTTACAAAATAAATGTTTGACATAATCACACGCATCGCTTTAAAGATATTATCACTTATTTTATCACAAAGTCCTACCCTAAGAGAACAACATTATGAAATTTGGGACGAACATGAAACCATGTGGATCGCTTTAATGGATATTTCCCGTATGGATAAAAACGGACCTAGTGGTAAGTTAGCTCAACGAGTTATGGATTCACTACCACAAAGACATAAATTATGAAACAAAAATATATTGATGCTTATATGGATGTTGCTGAAAGATTTTCTGAATTATCATCCGCCAAAAGGTTACAGGTTGGTGCTATCGTGGTAAAGGATGATAGAATTATTTCCATTGGTTATAATGGAATGCCTGCCGGCTGGACAAATGAGTGTGAGTATGTTTTAGATGACGGTACAACCAAAACCAAACCTGAGGTGATCCACGCAGAAGCCAATTCCATTGCTAAGTTGGCTAAAGGTACTGAATCTGGAGATGGATCCACAATGTTTTTAACTCACGCACCCTGTATTGATTGTGCAAAACAAATATACACAGCAGGCATAAATAAAGTATATTATAATCAAAACTACAGAGATACTTTAGGCATTGATTTCCTTGAAAAATGTAACGTAAAGGTCAAACAATGCAAGCGTGGGGAAAACACCTAGTCATAGATGCTAGAGGATGCAACATACAACGAGCAACGGATCCAGAATATATTAAACATTTTACCAAAGAATTAGTAAGATTAATCGAAATGGTACCATACGGTGAACCACAAGTGGTTCATTTTGCTGATGGAGGCGATAAAGCAGGTTGGACTATGATACAGTTGATTGAAACGTCAAATATTATGGGCCACTTTCTAGACCATTCTGGAGACCTTTATCTTGATGTATTCAGTTGTAAAGAGTTCTCCGAACATACAGTTTTAAGCGCTTTAAGATTATTCTTTTCACCTGATGAAATTAAACATCAAGTGCTTTGGCGGGATGCCAATTAGATAAATAAAGGTTGTGAGTAGTAACGGAGCTATGCAATTATTGGGTCAACTTATTAAGGAGAGACCTAAAATGCAGTTAAGTATAGTCGGTTGTCCCGATAAACAGCATTTCCGTCCGTATGTCAAGAGAGCGGCCATCTTTTACGCTCAAGAATTAATGTCGCCTAGGATGTTAGAAAACATCTTTATTAGAATTAAATTCAAAAAAATTGATGCACACGGTTATGCTTCTGTTACAGAATTTAGTCCTAGTAATAAACCAAGACAGTTTGAAATAGAAATACACCCCGGTATTGGTGCAAAAGAAATATTAAAAACCTTAGCGCATGAGATGGTTCATATTAAACAATATGCCACCGGTGATATGAATGTAAATTGTACCCGATGGAAAGGTTCAAAAGTTGAATCACCGGACTATTGGACTGAACCTTGGGAAATAGAAGCATATGGTACACAACCAGGTTTATGGGTCAAATTTGCCAAAAAAGAAAAGTTGTGGGAAGTATTTAAAGGTGTTTCTGATCCAGATTCTCCTATAGAAATAGAAGAATTAGGTTGGAAATAATTTAAAAAAAGTCTTGACAAATAAAAAAATAGCCTATATAATAACAGAATGAAAAATATATTTACGAATCCGTCCTATCATACATCACCTGCCAGTGCATGGTGTAGAGGGGTTCGTTTGTAAATTTTTAAGTAACATAGATTTATACGAACCCTAGACTGATACTCTAGGGTTTTTTGTTTTTGGGGGTGTAGCTCAGTTGGTAGAGCGGCTGCTTTGCAAGCAGTAGGTCGCAGGTTCGATTCTCTGTCACCTCCACCAAAGGAAGATTGGCAGAGTGGTCGATTGCGCTAGTCTTGAAAACTAGAGGCTGTAACAGGTCCGTGAGTTCGAATCTCACATCTTCCTCCAGATTTATGGAAAGTTGGCCGAGTGGCAAGGCAGCGGTTTGCTAAACCGTCATTCAGAAATGGGTGCATTGGTTCGATCCCAATACTTTCCGCCAGTTTTAAAAATATTACGGTGTAGTTCCAATTGGCAGAACGATGGTCTCCAAAACCATATGTTGGGAGTTCGAATCTCTCCACCGTAGCCAGTTATTGTAAAGTTATAACGGAGATTAGGCTAGTGGAAAGTCGCTCGGTTTGGGGCCGAGAGTTCGAATGTTCGATTCATTCATCTCCGACCAGTGTTGTTTTGGTACAACATGTTACTTGACAAAGTATTAAATGTCTAGTATAATGATTTACATTACTCGGTTCGTCTATCGGTTAGGACACCCGCCTTTCACGCAGGTAAGACCAGTTCGATTCTGGTACCGAGTACCAGATTTATTGCCTTGTAGCTCAGTTGGTAGAGTAGATGACTGTTAATCATTTGGTCGCTGGTTCGAGCCCAGCCGAGGCAGCCAAGAATATGGGGGAGAAGAATCAATGGTGATTCAGCGGACTGTAAATCCGCCGCCTCTGGCACGACTGGTTCGATCCCAGTATCCCTCACCAGTTTGTTGTATCAAGTGTAATGATTGGGTTGAGACCTCTCGGCCGAACAACAACGGAGGTGGCCGTCCCGTTTACATAACGAGCCCCATATTTTTAAAGGAGAGTAACATGAAAAAGAAAAATACTTCTCAACCACGAAACTATCTTGTCAAACTGGCATTGTTTCGTAAAGCAGGGAGTCATCGTAAAAGTAATAAAGCGGTAAGGCGTAATGAGAAGGTAAAGAAATTGTATCCTATTGTTGACAAATTTATATTGCTTAGTATATAATAGGATACAATTTTGGGCCTTTAGCTCAGTTGGTTAGAGCAATCGACTCATAATCGATAGGTCGTTGGATCATGCCCAACAAGGCCCACCAAGCCCTTATAGTTAAACGGTATAACAGTTGATTTGTAATCATCAATTCGCAGTTCGATTCTGTGTGAGGGCACCAAGTATACCAAAAAGTGTATTGACAATGTTGTATAAGTAGTGTATTATGTTTTATATGCGGTGTGTAATAGTACGATTCGAGATACCCTCTTGAATTATCTGAGCATAGCAGACCACCGCTCCAAATTTCTAAAGGATTAATCATGGCAACAAAAGGTACAAACCAAAGAACTCGTAAGGCAAATCCAATGTTAACCAAAACTGGCAAGACCCGTTTAGGTCCTTTGAATATTGAACAATTATCTAAGTTGTTGGACGGTTCTAGGAATAAACATATTCCAAAAATTAAGAAAGCTATTGCAAGACGTTTACAAACTCAGCAGTTTGGTAAGGATGCAGAGCCAGTAGCTTCAGAATGAAAAAGAAAAAAGAAGAAGTTGTAACACCAAAAGCAAATACAGTTCCTCAATGGGGTAGAATGTTAACCAAACAGGAATTGTTAGATTTGATGGATAGAATTTACGCAAAGCAAAAAGATAGAAAAGAAAAGTAATAATGCGGTTGGGGTATAGAACCAGAGTAGGTGTCCAATCTACTCACCTAGTGCGAATCTAGGCCACCGCTCCAGATTTATGCGGGATTAGTTTAATGGTAAAACTAAAGGTTTCCAACCTTTCGTCATCAGTTCGATTCTGATATCCCGCTCCATAGTCATTATTGAGAATGTGAGCGAAAGAGTAAGCAATCCCAACTGTTAGGGAACATACCCATCCTGATTAACGCAACCCACTAATCGAGGTAGAATCTTATGCTGAGAGGATTCGTAACGCCAACATCAGGAGAGTCGGTGGTAAAGTTCGAAAGAATGACCTTAAACGTCTAATTTACGACACGGCACTTAAACACATAACAGTATTCTCAATAATGACTATATAATATTATAGCGGGGTCGCATAAAGGTATTGCACCGGACCCATAATCCGGGTTTTGTTGGTTCGAGTCCAGCCCCCGCAACCACTAAGGAGATAATATGACACAGCCGAAAGTAAAAGGTGGAGTTCCACCAATTGAAATTTATACAATTCCTGGCATTGGTGAAATTCAGGATGCGAAGAATGAAGATGATGAGTTTAAGAGAATTGAAAATGAAAACAAGTGGCGTGAAGAACAGTTACTAAAAGTTAGAAACCTTACTACCTATAACTAAACCATTTACATTTTTTTAATTCTTGTTTCATGGTTTCAAATCCAACTCCTTGGTCTTTAGATGCCATTCTGGCAAATATTACCCACCTCACGGCATAGTTAGGATTTCCATCACACCATTGTTGGTACATAGTTCTTAAAGCTTGATAATTTATCATTTTAGTATTGACTTCCGTTAATTAATGATATATAATCAAGCACACAATAATATAATTGTCTAACGACAGTTTATTTATCTATCTACTTTCTATTGGAGTTACTATGAAAATTTTAGCATTTAAATTGATTACAGGTGAAGATGTTTTAGGTGAGATCGAATCTGAATCTGAAACAGAATTTGTACTTGAAAATCCTGTTGGCATTACAGTAGTTCGTGGAAAAGATGGCCAACCAAGTATTGGTTTTTCTCCTTTTCCATTACATGGTGAACAAAAATCTGGGGCAACCATTGCCATCGCTAAAAAGAATGTAGTATACTCCTATATTCCTGCTGAAGATTTTATTAGCAACTATAGTACAATTTTTGGTTCCGGTCTAATCGTACCACCACAAAAACAATTAATCACAGGTTAACTTGAGCAACTTTTACACAAATGTACAATGTTTCGGTAACAACATTCTTTATCGGGGCATTATTGATGGTAAACGAGTAAAACAGAGGGTAGAGTATTCACCCTCTCTTTACATTCCTTCTAAAAGAAAAACAACCTTCACCTCACTCGATGGTGATTATCTTGACCAAAAAATCTTTGGTGATATTCGTTCAGCTAGAGATTTCGTAAAACAATTTGATGGTGTTTCTAATGCCTCAAAAATCTATGGCCAAACTCGTTTTGAATATGCTTATATTGCAGATCAACATGCAGGTATGGTTGATTATGATTATGATAAAGTTCTAATTGCCGCAATCGATATTGAGGTTGGTTCTGAAAATGGCTTTCCTGATCCATATAAAGCAAATGAACCAATCACAGCAATTGCAATTAAATATTTGAATGGACCAATGTATGTTTTTGGTTGTGGAATCTATGAAACCCAAGGCAAAGAAATTTATGTGAAATGTAAGGATGAATATTCCTTATGTAAACAATTTATGGCTTTGTGGACCAAAAAGTGTCCCGACA